ATCTAAATCATATGGACGTTTAATTAGTGTATGAGGTCCAATCATTTCTTTCTCCTCTTTTTCTTTCGTTTCTTTTTAGGTGGTTTAGTCACCTGTTGTTTAATACTTGATCTACTAATCATCATACATCATGGATACAATTTGACCACCAGTCATAGCAGAGACTATTCTACCACCTTTTTTTGCATATCCCATTTTATTAACTGTTTCTGGACTTTCTTTTTTTAAAGCTGCTAGTCCCGGTTGTGTTTCAGAATCAATAGGTTTTAAAGCTCCACCAGCTTGACGTTTTACTTTAGGTTCTTGTTTCTTTTTTTTATTTTTTTCAGGTATTTTTTCTGGAGCACCAACAATAGTATCATCTCCCGGTCCTAAATTATCAAATAATTTTTTACCTTTTTTCTTTTTAGCCATAATAACTCTCCTACGGTGCTGTTGGTTGTATTGTAGTTGGGCCACCAGCAGGTGATGCTGCGAGAGCCATATCATCTTGTCTTGTTCTTCTAGCTTGATTACGTAATGCTTGAATTTGTATTACATACTGTGCTTCCCAAAACTGTAAATTATTCCAATCTTTGTTAAACATTGTAGCTTCCATTAATGAAGCATAAAATAAAGCATTATAACAATATTCACTAAAATAATTAGTTGTTGTTACACTTGTCCCTGTAGCAGATGCTAGAGGTAATGGTTGAGATTGTGTTTGAATTTCTGTTGTTATAGCTGATGTAGGAGTGGGAACTATTTTTAATGTAAGATTATCTTTTCTAGAATAATATCGTGGTGTGCCAGTGGAAGCACTAACAGGCCAATAGTCCTTGACATATTCAAAAGTACGTGGTAATAAATTAGTAACAGTAGTTCCAGTGCTAACTATATAGTTTACATTACGAACTATACGTACACGATCATTAAGAGTTACTGCACCAGCATTACCAGCAGATACAGAAACATTTGTAAATTCATCTAATCCAAAATCATCAAGATCTTTTACAAGACGAAACTCTGCTCGTTGTATAAAACCAGTAATAGCACTGGTGAACTCAGTGCCATCATTTTCAGAAGTCTCTTGTATGTCTGATTTTAGTTGAGCAAAATTAGGCATGTTAACCTACATATAATGTAATAGTAGGAGCATTAACTCCTGATACAGAGACACTTACAATACCATGTATAGGAACACCCATATCACCTATGTACATATCATTTGAATCTGTAGCACCTACACGATAATGAATAGCATTACCTTTTGCTGTTTTATTTGTAATTTGTTTACTACCTGATATTACAATTTCACCTGCAACAGTAGAAAAAGTATGTATAGCAACAACACGACTAACAGTAGGTACAGGATTAGAACCAGTTCCATCACCACCTAATGTTACTGCTGGTGCATCTACAAATCTAAATCCTGTTATAATTGCACCATCACTGCTTACGTTATGTGCTACTTTAATATTTGAAGCCATTTATATTCTCCATGTAATAAAGAAGGAGGTGACATAATGCCACCCCCTCGCTTTTATTAAGTACCAGCACTTCCAAAGAAGCCACGCCAATCAGATACACCAAAGCTATATCGCTCTCGTGCCTTAAAGCGTAGATTACCAGTATCAAAATCAGGCTCCATTTTTGTTTGAAGTGGAGAACGAACAAACATCTTTGTACCATTAGGAACATCTGTCTTAATGAAATAAGAGGTTGTATCCGTAAACCTGCGATTAATAAAGTAACCTTCTGGAATCATGCCCAAGTGACGAGTAGCATTTATAGCATTCGTATTTGGGTTTGCACCAGCAGCACTCGTTTGAGTATTACCGGGGCTTGCCAAGATACGATCTGTAATTGCCCATGAATCAACTGGAACATGAAGTGAAATAGCACTTGCACCTATCAAAATACCACGATCATCTTTAAGTTTTTGAATCGTAGTAAGAGCAGTTTCAAGTGTTGCTTCCGTAAGGTCAGCCGCCGCAAGAAGGTTAGACTGATTACCATCAGAGATTGTGGGGTGTGCGGCAGAAAAGAACGCAGCACCATCACCAATGGTGTCAGAAAAACCGTTATTGAAAAGATTAGCAGCTTTCACTTGTTTGGTATTTGCCATTGCACGAGCAAGGCCACGAGCACGAAGCTTGGCAAATGAATCATATAGATTGTCTTCCATTGCTTCTTCTGTGACAGCGAAGGCAAGAGCTACAGTCTCGTGTGTATAACGAGCCGTGAAGCTTTCTTGTGCATTGTCAAAACTGACAGTTGCACCTTCACCCTTTACAGGGGCAGTACCAAAACCAGTGAAGAGCACTTCCTCTTCAAAAGCACGGTCTGAATTTTCAGTTTCATAGAGAGGTGCGTGTTCATCGTTTACCTCTCCATACTCCATCCCGAATACAGCATTTAGACCCGGAAGGAGTTGTTTGCTAATACTAGCTCTATTAATAGCCATAATAAACCCTCCTTATTAAGCACTTGATGCCGTAGCAGTTACAAAACGATCACGGTGATGGTTTAACCAAACTTCAAGAATTGGTTTAGCATCATCGCTACCTTCATCTGGGAACTTAGCTCGTCCAATGGCACGAACAGCAGCAGCAGATTCAACACCAGATGCACCATCAAGGTAGTAGCTGGATTGACCTGTTGTCGTGTTACCACTAGAAGCTGTTGAGCTAACGGTCACATTGTAGTTTTTAACAATTAGCAACTCAGCCGCAGAAACGGTAAGAGATGCTTGAATGTAATAAGTCTGATCAGGATCAGTTATTACAAAAAATTTAATGTCCGTGGCTGAAACCGTACCCGGCCAAAAACGTGAGAACTTTTGTTCTCCATTTTCAACATACTGACAACCCATGAAAACCCCTGAAGGTTTTAGAGTTGCAGCAATAAATGGTGATATAGTAGCAAAGTTAGCACCCGGTAAAACCACTGGATCACCAGTAAAGATTTTATTTGTGGGGCTACCTGTCATACCAGTTGAGGTAATCTCAATGGTATCAGTGACAGCTTCATTATTATAGTTACCACCTTTTTTACGAGCAGGAATGAAACCACGAAATGCTGCGGTACTAGACATGTTTCATTCTCCTTAATTAAATATAAAGACAGTCAGTCCTGAAAGGACGGTTGTCTGCCTTTGGTTGTAACAGAACGGCTAGTATTAGAAATAGGCATACGAGAATCAGAGCTTCGCATAAGTTGTGCATTAACTGCATCCATCATGTCATTAGCTTTCTTTTCGTAGTATCTCTGCCTAGCCTTTGCTTTTCCTGCTGGTATCTTAGCAAGAGCTAAGTCTCCACGACTTACTGTGCCTTGATACCTGCCACCCTCTTTCACGACAGAGGATAAAGCCATTTCAGGTACTTCTTCAGGATCAACGAAGACCCAACCTTCTTGCTGACGTTTGCCAACATTAATATAGTCATCTTTACCTTGAAGGGAGACTCGTATCCAACGTAATGCCATTTGTTCTTGATCAAACCTCTGCTGTACAGCTTCAGGAATATCAAGAGCATTTGGCTCTTCAAATGTCCATTCTTCTTCTCTCACTGAATTTTCTCTTTGGCTTTTAGTCCGTGATTCATTTCGTGTCATATTATTCCTCCACGCTTATATTATATCTGTATATTCGCCATCAGCCTGAGTAACTTTCATTTTCTCAGCGGCATATTGTTCAAGCGGTATATTCCATCTATTAGCAAGTCTTACGTCTTCTTTTGAAAGTTTAACTTTTTTACTAGAGGTTGGAGATGAGCGTGAACTCCCCGATACCACTTGAGCAGGTTGCTTCGTGTTGTCCTGCACACGTTGCGAAGTTTGACCAAAAGCCGTTTCCAACCTCTTATCAATTTCTTCGTAAAATTCGTTACCATTAGGATCATATCCTTCATTCTTTAATTCTGCATCTAATGCTAATGCAGCAGCAGTCTTAATTGTATCTTTACCAAACCATTCATTTTCTTCAGCCCATTCTTGAGCTTTTGGATCTACAGTTTGAGTTTGTTGTTGCTGTTGAACTGGTTGTTGAGCTTGTTGTTGTTGTGTATTTTCTTGTTCATATGATACTCTAGCTTTCCAGTTTTGAATATTTTTTAATTCTGCTTTAGCTTCAGCAAGAGTTTCTTGTGCAGCTAAAGCTTTTTCTTTATCACCAGAGTCAAAAGCTTCTAAATAAGCTTGTCTTGAAAGTTCAATATTTTTTTCTAAATGTTCTTGACCTTTATTAATAGTTGTATTAGTAACATTTTTTAAATCTCTTGACTTATCTTGTAAGCTTTGTTTAAGTTCTTCATTTTGTGATATAAGTGCTTCAATTTGTTCTTCACGTTCTTTACGTTGTCGTATAAGTTGTTTAATTCTTTTTTCAGCACCTTTAGTTTTAATACCTTCTAGTTCTTTAGGTTCTTCTTTAAGTTCTTCTTTTTGAGGCGCAGCTTCTTCTTTTGGTTTTTCTTCTACAGCTTCAAGAACTTCTTCTTCACCTTCTACTTCAAATTCTATTTTATTTTCTTCTTCTTTAGATGGGACTTCTATTGTATCCCAACCTTCATTTTGATCACTCATTATTTTCTCCGTTAGTCACGATCTAAACGATTACGTTTTTTTTCTTTATACTATTATAACATATAAATGCTAATCTCACAAATCACTCTGATCCTCTTGTTAAATTAAATGTAGGATCAAGATCTTTTGGATCAGGAACTCTCATACTAATTTGATCATCAAATAAAAGTATTAAACGAACACCTTTATAAAAAAGCTTTGTTCCAGTATGTTTTCCATAGCATACATAGTCTCCTACTTTACACCATGCTCCATTTGGAAACTTATCTTTTTCGCAATATGCTAGATCTCCCATTGCAATTACTTTACCAACTGTGGTAAGATATGACATGTCTTCCCTTGTAGAGTCAGGAATAAAAATACCACCTTTAGTTTTACTTTTTACTGAGGTTGGACGAACCAAGACATGATATCCCGGTAACTCAGGTAAAGGTGATGGATCAGGTTTTTCCTCTGGATCAGTAATCCATAAATCATTTTTTAATGCCCCGCCCATTTGTACTTGTTGCATGTTATTCGTCATCCTCCATATGTAGACGTTTTTTGTAAATTGAAGTTAAGTTATCTCTAGCCCATTGTATACCAACAATAGAGCCAACAACTTGTCTATAATGTGAATAGTCTTCAGCCATACCATCGCCAAGACTACTTTGAAGTTTACCTATTTCTTTATTAAACTCTAAAACTATTTCATCCCATATATCCATTATGGTTTAAGCGTTCCTTTCTCCTCACCTTTCCAAGAATAATCATCCCATTTATTAAGTGCTGAACGAATATTACGTCCACCAGTTACATCTTGAGCATATGCATCACCAAAACTTTTATCAGTTTCTTTAACATTCTCAGGATAGCCTTTACCTTTCTTCATCATTTCTTATCTCCATCATTTGTTGATTTGCTACTTTTAACATATTTTCTATAGTTGTTTGATCTATTTCTTTCTGGTCATTCATTTGTTGTTTTATCATTTCTACCATATACTTAGCAATTTCTTTATCTTTTTCAAGTTCTATCTTATTTAATTCTATTTCTTCTTTTGTTTTTAGTTCTGCTTCTTTAATAGCTTGTTTAGATTCTCTATTAAGCTGCATTTGTTCTTTTCTAGAATCAGCCTGACCTGTAGCTTTTAACATATCTATAATTTGAGCAGTTTCTTTTATTTCAAGTTCTTTATTTTTAAGTTCTAATTCTTTAGAATCAACTGTTAAATCTGCTTGAAGTTTTTGTTTTTCTAATTCTACTTTAGATTGTTCAATAGAAACAAGTTGCTGTTCTGGAGATTCTACTTTACCCATAGCTTGATTAGCATTCATTACTTCTTGTGCAGCTTGTGCCATAGCCATTTCTACTATAGAGGGAGTTATACTATCTTTAGGAACTTGTTGTAGTGTTTCTTGTGTTACTCCATTCATCTGTTCTTGATATTTCATTACAGAGTGTTCTTGAATATTAGCTTGAAGAATAGGAGCTATTCTTTGCATTGCAGGACTAGCACCATTTTTAGGATCTTGAAGATAAGACATTTTTACTTGTATATGTGCATCATGATTCTGACCCGGAAAAGCTGCAATAGGTACACCCTTAGTTGCTGCCATAATATCAGATACAGGATCAAGTTGTTGAGGCTCAATCTTTGGTGGAAGTATCTGATCTATATTAGGCATATTAGCTGCATTTAATATTGTGCGATTAAGTGCTTCAAGATTAAACATACCCGGTGGAGACTGTTGTGCCATCTGTAATGCCATATTAGCCATCATCATACGGTGAGCGTTAGATGGAATATTAGGATCAGATACAGGTAGAATATCTATACGACCATCAAAATCTTTTTTAAATACATTACGAGATTCATAAGGAACATCATATGGATATTTTATTGGTAGATAATCAAAATCAATACGTGCTAATATTCTAAATTCATCTTTTTGTGTTTTATGTAATCTCTTATGTACCGCACTAAAGAATTTACTTGATGCTTCTAGTAGTGCCATAGTTGTCCCGACAGGTCCATAGGAGGCAGCATCAGAGATAACTTGCTCTGTGCTGTCTGCAAACTTCTGACCAGCAGCAGTTACAAAATTCAACATCTGGAATAGAGTAGAGGAAGGCTCTTTGTAGGGGAGAGGAACAATAGCCTTTGATAAATCTACACCAGTTGCTTCAACCTCCTTGAACTCACCGGGTGCTATAGGATCATTGTCACCAACCATCCTTACACCTTTGGCCTTAAATCCTCCCGGTAAATTAGCAAACTGTCCTGCATCTATTAGGGATCGCATTGCAGCAGTTGCTGACATGGTGAGATTACCAAGGAAATGTATAAGACCAAATCCGTAGAAACCAAAGCCGGGTACAAACCTATAGTGGACAAAATGATTTATCTTCTCCTTGTTTGCATCGTTCTCCTTATAGTTTCTACGAATACTTAGTATCTGTCGTGAATCTTTCTCAACAGTTATAATATAGGGAAGAAGTTCTCCTTCTTCTTCTATATCTAAATAGCAATGTTGTTCTAATAAAACATATTGTGGATCATTATCTGAAGAGGGAGACAAACCAATAATAGTATCTATCTTCTCTCCAAAATTTGTAATAGTTCCCATAGAAGGTTCTGGTAGATCAACATCTTCATAAACACCAGCCCTAATATCTCTTTGTATTTCTACAGGGCTACGATAAATTAAATGTGTATATCTATCTGCATTACTAAGATCAGTAGCATAGTAAGATACATAAAACTGATCTATAGGTATAAACTCTGACTTAGGACGTTTAACTGTAGCATCGTAGTACATCTTTTTAAATGCAGAACCAATTAAAGGAAGATGGAACAACATTCTTTCAAACTCATCAAAGTACTCTGGCATCTGCTCAGTAAGTTGATAGTTCATAAAGTTCTGAACACGATTAGCTTGTAGTTCTTTTTCTGGAGTAGCTTGTCCTATAATCTGTGTCTTAACAGGACCGCTTGAAGGAAATAATTCAGTAGATGCTTTAGATTGAAACTTAACAGCAGATTCAATAAGAAGAGGATGTACTGCTGTACATGCACCTTCAAATGGTTCTGATCCTTGTTCTAACTTTAATCCTAAAAGATCAAAGCCTCTTTCAAACATAGACTCCCACTCTTGTCTAGAATCTTTATCTGCTTCAAAGTTTTCAATAACAGTATTAGCTATATCAGCTAAATCTTCTTCATCTAACTCTTCTACTATATTACCAAACCATTCAGCAACAGAACCTTTAGCTTCCATCTCTGCATTTTCTGTGAAGTCTACAATAACACCACCATCATCTTCTACTTCAAAGGTAGCATTTAGATTATCTTCCATAGCAGCTTCAGGAACTACTTTTATATTTTCTTCTTGAGGTATCTGCTCAAGTGGGTTTTGTTCTACAGCCATATTTTATTCCTAATTAATATTTTAATTTTTACGTAGAGAGCCTAAACCTAAATCACCCGGTCCACTGTATACAGCTACTGGATCTTCATTTGTAAATGTATCAGGAAAACCTGCTCTGTTAGGGTCAAAGCTC